CCTTGATTTGCTAAACTTACATCACTTACTTGGCTCATTGTGTATCTATTAAATTATTATGAAGAACTTTGCAACCCATAACCTTTTGCTATGTAATCAAAAGTTCTATCAACAGCAGAACCAGAACTATTAACAAAAGCAATAGTAAATCCATTAACTGTTTTACTTGTTATGGAATATGTATCTCCTGTAAGCATATTTTGAGCGGCAATACCAAGAGAAGGCACACCAAAAAAAGGATTTGTATAAGTTATAGTTCTTGAACCAGAACTTGTTGTTAGATCATTTTGTGCAAATACTCTTTCCTCCATGTTTAATTTTATTGCTATATTTTTTACATTACTTGATGTTTGGTCATCATCATTAGTTAGTTTCAATCTAAACTTAGCAAATTTAAACTTAAAAGTAGCTGATTGTGTTATATCTACAAAAGAAGTACAGTTATCTAGGGAAGTTGTTGATGTTGCTATTTGTACTCTATGAAATGCGTGTATTTGTTCTGTTCCATCAAATGGTGCTTTTGCTTCATCAAATAATAATGCACCTCTTCCAGAATCAAATTTATCATAAGGGTTTTCTGCATCTAAAGTAATTGTAGGCTCAATATTACCATCATAAATATTAGTTAATGATAACGAATTACTAAAATTATAAAAACCTTTTGCGTCTCTATTAGTATTATTAAAACTTGGATTTGATGTTGTATCAGTTCCACCTAAATCAAAATCACCACTTGGTGTATCAAAGTTTCCAACAGTATCATCAAAATTAGTAACTGTATCAAGTGTTAGTATTACATCTCCACTATCATCTATTTTAACAGCTAAAGGCAATGTTGCGTCCATTTGATTTGCCGCATCAACAATATCTGGTGTTTCTGTAAATGAGGAAACTAATTGATATGCTTGAATATCTGAAATGTTTGTAGATACAATACTTGCTTCTGCGGACGTGTTATTGTTTTTATCAACAGCTTTAATTAAATAACTTCCTGTTCTGGCTGGAACTATAGCAAAATCACATTTTCTTCTAGTACATCTAATTAAATTAGTTGAATTAAGCCAACTTGCACCAGTTGTTACATTTTGATATCGTATCTCATAAAACGATATATCTAAATCACTAGCTTGGCTTGGTGGTGTCCAAGTTAATTTTAAATGATCTTGTCCATGTAATTCAACAGCAAAATCATCAACATTACTAGGTGCTTCAACACCTCCAACAATAACTCTTGTTGTAGAAATGAAAGTAGATTTAATACCTAAACTATTTACAGCCCTTACTCTAACTTGATATTCTGCTCCATCTATTACATTAAGATGTTGATACTCTAATATTTTACCTACTGATATTTCTCTAAATGAATCAGTTACAGTATTTCCGTTTTGATCTTTTGTTTGTTTTATTTGTACCTCATAATTATCAACAAAATTATCTAAAGAAGCACCAACAGTTATAATTAGCCTTGTTATGACTATTCCATCTGCATATTCTACTAATTCATCTGTTAAAGTAATAGAAGCTGGGGGAAGAATAGAAAAAGGATTTGGAAGAGTTGTATCTGGAATTGTTGCAACTTCTTGTTGTGTACCAAATGTATAATAACTATCTTGATGTTCTGTAAGCTGTAAAGAAACTGAACTGTCTGGATTAATAGTTGTTGATAAAACTCTAAATGGTTTTGCACTAAAACTTGGAGTGGCGTGAGTTATATTCACAATATCCCCTACAACTAAATCTATTGCGTTTCCGTCTGCTGTTAATGTTACATCTAAACTTGATCTAGACCTACGCAAAATTATTTCAGCCATTTCTTGAGCTTGATATGGACTTGTTAATGTTGGCATATCAAATCTACCTTCTAATAAAATTCCACCATCTGCTGTTTTCATTGTTGCATGTTGATCTGCACTAGACAAACCTGTTTCATCTACAGGTGGGAATTGTGCTTCATCTACTTGGTAATTTTTATTCGGATTTATAAAAGTAACTATAACTCTATTATATCTTTCATTTTTATTCTTTGAAGAAACACCTATGCCACCGATTATATTATCTTCTGTTAAAGTTATTGAAGCACTACCAGAACTTTCTACTGTAATTTTATATTTACCAGCAGAATAATTTAAGAATGATCTAGAACCTGTTAAAAATTTATTAACATTATCTATAACTTTTTGTGAAGTATCTACAACAGCATGACTATCAATTAAATCAATTTGACTTGCACCAGAATAAGGAGTTATGTTTGTATCGCAAATATCCCCTGCAGTTTGCCAATCAGCATAATTAGAATCAAAATAACTATTAGCTATTCCCATTCCATATCTATCATTGCGTAAATAATCTAGTAATTGATAAACAGGATTATCTGAATATTCCCATGTGCTTGATGTATCTTCTCTATGAGAGCCTGTGCCACCTGTTTTTGTTCCATCTAAATTAGGATTATAAATTTTTTTACCTTTAACTATGGCATTAACTGTTGGAATAGAGCCAAAAGCATCAGAGTTCCATTCAAATCGTAATGACAAATAAGCAACACCTCTAAGTCTATGATTACTTGTCCATGATGATAATGTACTTAATAAACTACAAGCTGATTGATCGTCTGCTCCATAATGAGGTCTTACTTTTATAAGACTTGCTGAATCTTTGTAATAATTTGAGTCTGAACTAGCAACATTTCTTTCTGTATTATCAGATAAATCTCCATCAAAAGTAACTTCATTATCATTAACAAATATAGAAGTAATATCATCAATTTCACCTTCACCTAAAATTAATGCCATATATAAATACTGATTATCTGTTCCAGATGTTTCTAAAAATGCTAATGTACCTCCAACTTTTCTTGTTCCATAAATAACAGGTATCTGACCATTAGCGGCTGTCTTATTAACTAAAACACCTTTTGCTATATTTTCTGCTGTAGTATCTAAGTTAAATTCTGGCTCATCTGGTTTTCTTAACCAAGTAAGAGCAGTTGAAACAATACTAATTGTTGTAAGTATAGGAGAAATAAAACTTAAAATAGGGCTACTTGAAACAGCACCTATAACTTTTGCAACTCCACTAAAAAAACTACCCCAACCCATTATTCTCTACCCCACCTAATGTCTTGAACTGTTAATGCACTAAATTCAAAACCTTTATCACCAGAAAAAAATCTTTGTTGCGAATTGTCGCTTGATCTTCTTCCAGAAACTTTTTCAAAATTACCCCAATGAGAAGTAATACTTAAACCTATTCCAGCAGTTGATGTATCATCTTCTATTGAATACTGATCTATAAATCCTTCATATAATAAAAAAGGGTCAGCAATTAATCCATTTGTACTATTTAAAAATCCTCTAAATATTTGAACAGTATCATTTATAATATTTTCATTTAAAGCAATAGAAATATATGTTTGATCTACCCCAGATAGATTTAAAGTTAATGAATTTTTAATTGGCTCTGTACCTTCTTGTGTATTACTTAATCCAAGAATATGACCACTTGCTGTATAAGTTCTTGAAGTCCCAGAAATACTTGAAGTCAAATCAAAACTACAATCAGTTAAATATAATGGTGTAGAAAAATTTAAGTGAATTAAATGAACAGGTTTAATACTTCCTGTTGCTAATTCATTTTTTACAGCAGTTGTTAAACCTCTTGACATTATAAACTTTCAGTAACATCAAATTCATATTTGAATAATGGTTTGCCTTCATTATTACTTTGGTTAGCTTGAAACTCTTGAACATCACTATTTAAGTAAACAGTAAAAGGTACACTATCATAAGTTACTGTTTCATCATTTGCTAATGCACTTCTTAGAGGTGGCTCTATTGTAACTGTAGCCGCATTACTTGATGAAGTAACATCAGCCATAATCATATAGACTTTAGAATGACCAGAAAATTTTATAAAATCTCCAGCCTTTAATCTTCCAGCACCATCAGCATGAAAACCATCTATATCAATAGTTGTATCTCCAACAGCATGAACTCCATTAACATTAATAGTAGTATTTTCATTTCCTTGTGCGTCTAAATAGCTGGGGAAGGTTATAGTGAAGTTTTCTTTTTGTGAGCGTTGTTTAATAATAAATGCTTGTATTGGTGCAAATGTAGATCGTGGCATTAATGGATAACTAACTGTAAAACTCCATCTTTGCCCATCTATTTGCCTTCTAAATGTTTTACCGCTATCAGTTGTAGAAACTAATGTACGTTGTTCACTCTTAACATTTATCGCATCAAATGATGTATCTGGTAATGCTCCACTCATACTATTGCCTGTCTGCCTGTTTCATTTACAGCACTATTAATCATATTTACTATTACACCTCTACTATTAGTTAATAGTTCATTGAACCCTCTAGCATCAACTGTATTAATATTAAAGTTTACATTTACAGGTTTGTTACTTCCCATTTTATTATTGGCTACAACTTTTCCAGAACCACTTGGTACAAACATCTCTGGCCCTTTTTCTCCGACCATATATGCTTGACCTTTATTAACTGAACCACCTCCAGCTCTATAACTAGTAGATTTAATTTGTGCAACCATAGCCATACCTTTTGCTAATGCACTTGCACTAACAGCAATATTAACAGGAAAAGGAAATTGACGAAATGCTTTACTTGCCGCAGTTACAGCTTCAATAGTTGCTTCTGCTATTCTAATTCTTTTATATGCTTCAAAAGCATTTTTATTCATACCACTTAATGTTTGTAAAGCATCTTTAGTATTTGTTTGAATAGTTTCTAAACCAATTTTATTAAGTCTTACTTTTTCATCTGCTTCTGCTTGAGCAATTTTTTTGTTCATATCAGCTCTTTTTTGATTAGCCTTAATTGATTCTGCTGTTGCTAATGCTTCTGCTTCCATAAGAGAAGTAACAGCCATTGTTTGAACTTGAATAGCTTCTCCTAAATCTTTTTTTTCTTTTATTAATCTATTAATTATTGCAATTTGTTTTTCATATTCAAGATTTTCATTAGCTAATAATGTTAATTGCAAATTAAGATGTTGCAAATATTCTGGGTCAGTTATTCCATCAAACTTTTTCTTGTACTCTTCCATAGTAAGTACATTTTCTGTCATTGCTAAATTAATTTTATTAATACTGTCTGTAAGCTCCATCCAAGTTTGTTTTTCAAACTCTTTTGTTATACCTATTGCTTCCATTTTTGCTTGGTCAAAAGCTTGAGCAATTTTAAAAACAGCAGTGGCTAATAATGTTATTGTTGTTATTTGTGGTGCTAAAATTAATGCCATTCCAGCAACAGCAATACCAAACAATTCAATATTCTCAGCCGCACCTTTTCCAAATTTAACTATATTTTTTAATGCACCAGCTAAGTTTTTTCCTATTGATTCTGCTAATGCTTTTATTTCTTTTTCATTGTCTTTTATAAAATCATCTAAATCACCAAATTGTCTTTTTAATTCTGGAAAAAATCCAGCATCTAAAATATCTCTTTTAAATTGAAAAAATGAATCTCCAATCATTGAAAGAGTACCTTCAAATGTTTTTGCTAATTCATCTGTTGCTTTTCCAAATCTTCCATTTGCTCCAAATACTTTTTCAAATGCTAATGCTGTTTCTTCTGCTGTAACAGTAGCACCAGCTTTAAATCCTAATAAATCTCTAACACCTTTTTCTCTAAATAAATCAGCACTAGCTATACCAGCAGATAATGATCGTTGTATTTGTTCAGATGTAGTTCTAAAATCAAGTCCTGTAACAGCCGCTACATTACCTGTTATTTCCATAATATCTGCTAATTCTTCAGCATCTTTAGATACAACAGATAATACACCAGCTCCTTGTTGTATTTGCTCTAAACTAAATGGTACTTTTGCGGCAAATTTTGCCATTTCATCAAAGGCTTTTGCTCCTTCTTCTGCACTACCAAATAAAAATTTAAGTCTAACTTTAAGTGACTCTATTTCTTTACCTGTATTAACAAGGCTACGAATAACTAATCCACCACCTAAACCTACTAATGCGTTTCTTACATTAAATACAGATGCTTTAACTCTATCTAAACTACCTCTGACTCCTTGTAAGGCTCGTTGCGATTTATCCTTTGCAACTATATCTATATTAACTCTTTTTGTAGCCATTAGCGGTTCATCATTTGTTGTTGTTTGGCTCTATCATGTTGTATTTCAAAATAAGCCAACCACATATTAAACTCTTGAACTGGCATTTGCAATACATCTCTAATAGACATATGCAATCGTTCAGCTAATGCTATGATAGAATATAGTTC